GTTTATAACAGTAGTTTCAATCCCATTGCTAGGATTGACTTCAAAGATCTGTTCCCTACTGCTTTAACACCAGTTCCATTTAGCGCTGATGTAACTGATATAAATTATATTGTAGCGACTGCTACTTTCAAATATACTATTTTTAATGTGGAGAGTCTACTAAAGGATGAATCTTGAATTTATACAAGACTTATGGGATAAAGATTCCATAATTGATAATGAATTACTACACAACGAATCAACAAAAATACCCGCTTTACACGCAAAATACTACAAAATTTACACCAACATCCTGACACTACAGAAAGCTCAGGAAACTCAGTATAAGATTTTAAAGAAAGAGAAGTGGATATATTATAGTGGCAAGGCATCACCAGAGGTGTATGCAGAGAATCCGTTTGACTATAAAGTTTTAAAAGCAGACTTAGACAAATACTTCGATGCAGATCAAGACCTCATTAGGTGTACTGCGAAGATAGAATATTATCAAATCATGTTGGATTATCTTGATAGTATTCTCAAGGTTATACAGAATCGAACGTATCAAATTAAAAATGCCATTGAGTGGCAACGATTTACGAATGGATTATGAGTGATCTTATTATTGCCAAGAAGAATGAAGTACATCTCACGGTAGATGCACCTCCTCATGTGCAACAAGAGTTATCTGATTACTTTACCTTTGATGTTCCTGGCGCAAAATACATGCCGCAATATAGGAATAGACATTGGGATGGTAAGATCAGACTATTCTCTACTGCAACAGGAGAAGTGTATGTGGGTTTACTTGACAAGATTATTGCTTGGGCAAGAAAGTCAGACTATAGTGTAGAGTTCAAGAACAATGAGACATATGGAACTCCATTTGAAGAGAATGATGAGATATCACTTGAAGGCGTAAAAGATTATATGACTGCAATCTCTAGTTACAAACCTAGAGACTACCAAGTACAAGGTGTATTTGATGCACTGAAGTACAATAGAAAATTAATTATATCTCCAACTGGGTCAGGTAAATCCCTGATGATATATGCCGTTGCGAGATACCATGTAGGAAGAAAGAGAAGAATATTATTAGTTGTACCAACCACATCTCTCGTAGAACAGATGTTCAAAGATTTCCAAGACTATGGTTGGGATGTAGAGAAGTATTGTCATAAGGTTTATGCTGGTAGGAAGAAAAGTACACAACAACGTGTAACTATATCAACGTGGCAGTCCATCTATAACATGGATAAACAGTGGTTCTCACAGTTTGATGTAATCATTGGAGACGAAGCACATCAATTTAAGTCCAAGTCACTCATTGGTATCATGTCAAAACTCAAAGACACCAAGTATAGATATGGATTTACAGGAACTCTAAGTGGATCACAGACACACAAGTGGGTGCTAGAAGGATTATTTGGTCCTTCTTACAAGGTAACTCAGACATCTGATTTACAAAAGAAAGGACAACTTGCTAAGTTAGATATCCGAATCATCTTACTTAAACATCCAGCGATTCCGTTTGATGATTACAGAGAGGAGATGAATTATATCATAGAACATGACAAAAGAAACTTATTCATCAAGAATCTTACCTTAAGTTTGAAAGGTAACTCTCTAGTTCTATTCAGTAGAGTGGAAGCTCATGGTGAACCACTATATAATTTAATCAATGAAGGTAATGATAGGAAAGTTTTTTATGTGCATGGAGGTGTAGATAGTGAAGAACGTGAAGAGGTTAGATCTATCGTCGATAGAGAAGCAGATGCGATCATTGTTGCGTCTTACGGAACTTTTTCTACAGGAATTAACATTAAGAACTTACATAATGTCGTTTTTGCATCGCCTAGCAAATCTAGAATTAGAAATCTACAAAGTATTGGTAGGGTCCTTAGAAAGGGAAAGAACAAGAACAGAGCAATGTTATATGATATCGCAGACGACATCTCAGTCAAGAGTAAAAAGAACTACACATTGAATCATCTTATAGAACGTGTTAAGATATACAATGAAGAGAACTTTAATTATGAAATTAGAAAGGTATATTTGAAATGAAAGTCTTAGGAATTTACGGTTCTATTCTATTTGATGGCACTTGTCAGGATTCATATGTTCATGATGCTGGTGCAACTTTATTTGTAGATGGTGTTCATGTTTGCAGCATACAAGAAGAGAGATTGAGTGGATTGAAATATGACGGAAGTTTCCCAGAAAAGTCCATAGATTATGTCATGGAAGGACTTCAAAAGGAAGATATAAATCTAGTCATGTTTGTGGACATTGGATTACAGGATTGGGTAAGAAGTCTTGAAAAGAACGAACCCCAAGAGTATCTACAGGAAATGTTCCCAAATGCAGAGATAGGATATATCTCTCATCATCAAGCACATGCTTATTCATCTATATTCACTCAACCATCTGATACTGGAGTGTGTATTGTAATTGATGGTGGTGGTTCTCATAACTGGGCACAAGGTCAGTCTCTTGGATTAGAAAAATGCTCAATGGTTCTTTTCGACAAGAGAAGAAATAAATTTAAGTATTTCCCTTTCAATGGTGAGTGGGGATTACTATATCAATACTGGTCACATCATATCTACTGTAGTAAAACTAAACAGAAGATAGATTTTCTTGATCCAAAACATCATTGTTCTTTTGCTGGAAAGATCATGGGTCTCGCAGCATATGGATCTGGTAAACACATACAAAAGTTATATGACTTTGGAACACATTTTCCAGAGGTATCATTTGATATGAGGGATCCAAGACCTTATCCAATTTCTTCTTCAGACAAAGCTCAGTTATTGCAATACAATTTTGAGGAATCTCTTACAGAACTAATGTTAAGATTAGATGAAGATTACTTAGAGGGAACAATTTGTTTAACTGGCGGAGTGTTTCTTAATATCAATGCTAACACAAAAATAGTACAGACTCTGAAGCATAAGAAGTTTCACATCACACCTTTTGTGAGTGATTGTGGTTTATCATTTGGAGCGGCGGCGTTTGGTGCATCTTTATGGAATGAAGTTCAGGTTCCTGAAAACCTTGCTTTCTTAGGAAAGGAATATTCTACACCAAAACATATCAAATTGAATCCCTTAGATCTTAAGAAAGTTGCAAAATATCTAGATGAGGGCAAGATAGTTGCATGGTATCAAGGTAGATCTGAGTTCGGTCCTAGGGCACTTGGAAATAGATCCATTTTGATGTCACCTAAATATAAGGAGAACAAAGATATTCTAAACGAGAAAGTAAAGCATAGAGAAGAGTGGAGACCCTTTGCTGGTGTCATACTTAAGGACTATCTAAAAGACTACTTTGAAGAAGGTATTGACAGTCCGTACATGTTATATTCTCAGACGGTAAAAGAAGACAAGAGAGATGAGATCCCAGCGGTAACACATGTTGACAATACATGTAGGATTCAGACAGTCAGTGAAGGTATCTTATCTGAGTTGCTAGAAGAGTATTATAAAATCAGTGGAGTCCCTGTATTGTTGAACACTTCGTTTAACGATAGCGGTAAACCGATAGTCGAGACTCCAGAGGATGCTATTCAATCCTTTCTAAATATGAATATAGACTACTTAGTAATGAATAACTCAATTATAGGTAAAGACTAAATGGAAGAGGATTTCTACGCTTCAGTTAAATTAGTATCGGGAGAGGAAATCTTCGGTGAGGTCATGCCTTCTGAGGAAAATGGTCGCACGGTTTTGATTATCAGTGACCCTGTAGAAATCGAAACGGTCAGTATGAATGGAACTCATGAGGGTCTGAGAATGATGCCGTGGTTGAGAAGTATGCCAACGGAAAGTATCATCGTCATTCCAATGGACAGAGTAATTACTGTCGTCGAGGCTCGCGAGGATTCAGAAGTAGTAAAGTATTATCAGAAATTTATCTTCTCCAATCTCAATGGAGGTCCTGCTGAGAAGATAAAGGTCACAAAGAAGATGGGATATGTAATTTCAGTCGAACAGGCTAGAGAAAATCTAGAGAAGCTTTATAAGAAAGGCGAAGCTTCATAGCATTCCCTTGAACTCTGACAGAGTTATTGTACACCCTTTTGGGTGACTTGTCAAGTGACTCGTTTTAGGGTATAATAAAACTATTAAAAGAGGTATAAAAACATGCCTGCAAAGGGAACAAGAAAAAGATCTGAACACTATGTAAATAACAAAGAGTTTTTGTATGCTATCGTTCAATATAAAGC